TAGGTTTCGCAGCACCCAGTTGACCCCACTTGTGGAGCGCTGGATCAAGGCGGCCGACTGATAGATCCTTCCACTGCGAGTTCGACGATTGCAGCGTCTTTTCTGCGCGGGAAAATCTTCGGTTCTGAATGTTCGCCCAAAACCTGTCTGCAGCGACTGGGTCTGCGAGTTTGGTTTTCTCGAAGGCATCGGACGGAAGCGCGAACACGCCGCTGATGTCCTTCGCCACTGCCTTTTCGCCGAGCTGCTTTGCGACCTCAGAAAACCCGAACGGGCGCGTGTTGCGGGCAAGTTCCACCGCCAGTCCGCGAGCTTCTTGTTTCACCAGCGATTCAAGTGTGCGGCCCACTTTTTCTGGGTAGCGGTTGAGCAGGCGATTCACATCGCTCGTTCCATTCATCTTGCTGGTGAAGCGCACGTCACTCATCGGTGGTGGTGAGGCTGAGGTTGAGGATCGGCGAGCGGGTGTGGGCGGAGACTTTGGAAATCCGGTACTCGGTGCCGTCCACCTCGATGCGCTCGCCGAACTTTGGCATGGCTGATAGAAATGAAACTTTGGCGACACGCAGGCTGAGGTCGGGTGACTCCACGAATCCGCCCATGTCGATCTGTTGTTCGTTTCGCACCCGGCTAACCAGTACGACTAAGTCGATGGATTTCCATTTGGCCTTCACACCATGTTCCGTGAGAAGGCTCTTGAAGTCTGCTAGAATTTCTACTGCTAGATCCATGCCGATGTGATGCTGTCAAAATGAAAACACCCCCTCCAGTTTCCCAGAGAGGGTGCTTGATGAATCACTTGAGAATTACACCGGACGAGTGATGCGCTCGATGACCGGCTTGTTGCCGGTGGCGAAGCCATACATGAGCGTGAAGCTCACCTCCTGTTTGCCGAGGCGGCCGTCGTAGCGGTCACGCACTTGGATGGATAGTCCGGTGCGTGGGTCGGTGACCACACGGATCACGGTGTCGCCGGTGTTGGCGGGCACATCCGGTACGCGGGCGGCCATGATGAGTCCCTCGCGGATGCCTGCGAATCCCACCAGACGCTCGCCATTTTCCGGGAGTGCCGAGTATTCGATCACGGTGAAACCATTCACGTCAGGCAGCAATCCGGTGACCACCACGTTGCCTGCCGCAGGGGTGATGAACGCCTTGTAGAGCGCCTCGTCCTTTTGCAGGGAGTTGTAGTAGTCCGAATTGACGAACATGAAGCGGCCCATGTCTGGAATGAATCGCTTGTTGAGCTTGGTGCTGATGTCCACCACGGAGTTACGCCCGAAGGATGCTGCGGCCACGCTGGTGTTGTTCGTGAAGTTGGCGTTGGTGATGAGCGCCATCAGGTCGTCACTCACCTTGCGACCGAGTGCGTAGGCCACCTTGTCGGCGTAGCGTTGGTTCAGGTCGATCTCACTGGTCGAGCGTTCCACGTCGGTGATCGCATAGCCCGCGTAGGCGTGCTTGTTGATCTTCACGCTCACGTCGACCTGTGCCTGATCGTCGGGCACGTATCCGGTGGCGGCCACGAAGTCCTTGGCCACGGTGGGCGTGACGATGTGGGTGACGATGTCCTGGTTGAACTTCACGCTCGCCGAGGAAAAGTCGGTGGCGATTTGTCCAAGGAGTGGGAATTTTGCCTGAAGCGTGGTGAGCGCGGTCTGGGCGATGATGGCGGAATTAACCGTGGCGTGTGAGTTGGGCATGGCAGGTTAGCGGGTGAAATGTTTGGCGAGGTGTTGTTGATAGAATGCGGCGGCTTCGGTCGGCTTGTGGTCGCTGACGATTTGTTCGTACTGAGCGACAAGCTCTTGCAGGGTCTCTGCTTTCGGCGCTTGGAGGTGGTCGCCTGCCGCAGTGATGTTGGCCGGAAACATGGTGCCGGTGGAGGCGACGACGCGGGCGACTTCGAGTTGCAGCTTGCGATCAAAGTCGGTCTGCGATGCCTTCAGTTCGGTGAGGTTAGTTTGCAGGGCGCTGGATTCACCGATGGCAGAATCTCGCTCGGCCTTGAGGGTGTCGATTTGTGCGGCGAGCCATTCCACTTCGCTGCGCAGTGAATCTGCGGCGGTGGTGGCTTCGGTGAGGAGTTCGGTCTGTGCGTGATAGTCCCGCGTGAGGTCATCGACCTGAGTGCGGGCTTCGAGGAGTTGGTCTTCAAGTGCGGTAGTCATCGCCCGTGATCCCGTGTCAACCGCTGCGTGATAGACGCGGAGGCGGCGCATCGCTTCGGCACGATCCGGGACCATGCCCGCGAGGTTGTGGCGCTGCGCTTGGCGACCGCTGAAGGTTTGACCTTCCATGGCGTCGGCTGGGATCGCGCGTCCTTTTGCTAGAACCGCTGCATGAAATTCACCGGCGATTTCTGCGAGGTTCGATTGGATGAGTTCGCGTTGGTCGTTGGTGAGCGGATTTCCTGGTGCGCCCATCGCCTTGTATTTGCCGACCGAGAACACCTCGACCTTGATGCCTTCTTTATCGAGAGCTGCGGAATCATCGACCACCGCCTGCACCACGCCGATAGAGCCAACTTGTGCGGATGGAGTGGCGTAGATGGCGCGGGCTTGGCTGGCGATCCAGTAGGCGGCGGACGCCATGAGGCCGGAGGAAAATGCATAGACTGGCTTCTGTTCGTTCAGTGAGGCAACGGCATGGGCAAGCTCCGGTGTGCCGGCCACGGTTCCACCCGGCGAATCGATGTTGAGCATGACCGCGTTGATGTCCGTGCGGTCGTTGGCTTCTCGGATGGCCGCACCAATTTCTTCGGAGTCGGTGGCACCCATGATGACGCGGGCGAACAACCCTGGCTTGCGGAGGATCGGGCCTTCGATCGAAATCGTGGCGATGCCATCCTCAACGCTGAGAAGTGGATTGGACGAATCCGGCTGCGGCAATGGGCCACCACGATACGATGCGGATGCGGCCGCCATCGACCGCAGTGCTTCAGGCTGGATCAACCATTCGCTGTGTTGAAGGAGAACTGGGTTCACGCCCCAGCAGCGGTGTCAACGGAGCGAAACGAAAAGGCGGATCCGAAGACCCGCCCATGCGTTTCAAAGGACAAAGGGATAGAGGATCAAAGGGAATAATCAGCGTTTCCGGCGGATCAACATTATGCCGCCTGCGAACATCGACAGGAGGATCGACGTTGGTTCAGGGACAGCGGCGAGGCGGAACCCGACGCCGTTGGACTCGCCCGTGGGGTTGCTGAGGAAGCGGCTCGAGGAGCGCAAGTCGTAGTCGTTGGAGCTGTAGATGTCGTACCAAGCGCCCCCGCGAAGCCCGCGCGACTGGCTGAAAATCACCGCGTCATTCAATTCCCAGACGTTGCCTCCTTGGTCATTGGTTCCATAAGAACTTGGATCACCGCTGTAGGTGCCTACATTGGTGGATGAGCCAACGGAGTAAGCGTAATTAGCATCTGCCGTGGTGATCGTGTTTTGACCGTTCGGGTAGAGCGAGTAGGATGCATTCGCTGCATTGTAATACGCGGCCTTGTACCACTCGTCCTCGCTAGGGATGTAGACTTGTGCTCCGATGTTGGCGGTGATGATTCCGCTGGTCGCGTTGTTGAGTGTATAGGCACCCGTTTCCATGCTGGCATTGCCTTGGCCGTTCATCATCCAGTTGGCGAAGCGTGCTGCGTCAAACCACGAGACATAAACCACTGGGCGGTTGGCGAGGGCGGTGGTCACGGTGTAGCTGAAGCTGCCAGAGGTACCCGATTGCGTGATGCCGTAGGTCGGCATGGAAGCATTGTAGACCCCGTTGCTATTCGACTGGCCCTTGGCATTGAGGAACTCACCGTATTGGGCGTTGGTCACTTCATATTTACCTATTTTGTAAGCATGATCCACTGCGCCGTTACTGGTGTAGTCAGCTGCGTTGTTTGCGTTGCCGATCGTAACCCAGTCCATCGTGACGGTGGCTGAGGCGGAGGCGATGAGGGCTGCGACGATGGCGCAAGTAGATAGTGGGAGGTTGTGTTTCATTGGATAATCGATTTTGATTTCTAGGACCAACTCCACTAGCTTCAATACGCTGAAGAGTCAAACTATTCGATGAAATTTCTAATGAGATTTCTCAACTTCCTATCATCTGGTAGGGACTATCGGCGGCTGAATGCTTGGATTCCCCGCAGGCTTCCACAACATCTCGACCGGCACGCCGTGTTTTGCCGCCGTCTCAATGATGAGCTTGGCATCACTGGCCCGGCGCTCGATTTCCTCACCGAAGTCAGCACCGAGTTCCTGGAAGTGATCGGATAGCGTCTTGAGTCCCATCTCTACGTCCGCTCGGTTCTGCTGGGCTTCCCGCCCGGCATCCACGGTCACACGCTTGGGCGGGACTGAGGAAATCTTCCACCAGCCTTCGATGGGCGGCAGGAGTCCGCGTGAGATCGCGTCTCCAATGACGTAGGTCCAGATTGGCTTGATGAGACGGCGTTCCAAAATCATTTGGCGGAATGAGAACCGACGATCCGCCTTGGCGACGATCAATCTAACACCCGCTCCGCCGATCTTGCTCGAATCCGCAGCAAATTCGAATGGGATCACCCCGAGTGCGGAATCCCTTCGGAGATGTTCGAGGAATCCGGTGAAGGTGGGAGATGGGCGGTTCGACTGAAAGCTCTCGATCGACTCGTCTGGTTTGAGCGCCACAAGTTTTCCGCCGACGATACGTTGGAGCGTGACCGGGTCGCTTGGATCATTGCTGGTGGCGGTCGTGCCAACCACGAAGTCGCCATTGTCATCGAGTTCGCCTCGGGCGGTTTTGAGCACGCGGGAAATATCCGCGTTGTCCTTCACCGCGTGTTTTTCCAACGCGAGAAGTTCGATCTCGTCGAGGACGTGGTTGATCGAATGCTGGATCGTGGGATGCGAACGAACGCCGCCCGCCCATTCCGGTTCATGGATGTGGAGCACCGAGGTGGATGGCAGGTCGCGGGATTTTCCGCTGTCCTCCAAGGCTCGATAGAAGATCGGTGCGCCCCATGTATCGAGACCCACGCCGTCGATGGTATCGCGTGAGCCGAACTGGTCACCGATGCGGTGGGACTCGATCAACTGGATGCGTGGTTCGCCCTCGCCATCGCGGGTCTTGTGGACGAAGTACTCGCCGTCGATGTCCATGCCCCGGCAGACGAGTGCTTGGCATTCCTCGAACGAAAACCGTCGGGTGATTTCACAGCGGGCCGACCACAGCGCGAAGTAGGCCTCGGCGGCACCTCAACCCGTTACTTTTTAAAGACCAAAAAATGCTGCCAAGGGAGATCCGGTTTATTTTCGACGAATGTGAAACCGATCGCATCGAATTCTTTGATTGCTTGAGCGGCAGACATTTTGTGTAGGTTTTTGATCGGTACATTTGGATCTTCAGCGCGGTATTCTAGGAGGTAAATTTTACCACCTGGCTTGAGGGCGGAGTGGATGGATTTTAGCATTTCGGCTGGGTGGGAGAACTCGTGATA